AGTCGTTGGATTTACATACAGGTATTGTGCATCGACAAACTCAGTATCAATCGATAAGACATTATGTTTCTTTAAAACATTTTTAATCTGACCTTTACGAGTCGAAGATATAACGCTGCCGCTGACAGGCTTAACTGATATGAAGACCTTTCCAAATATCGGAGGATCGTTCTCTTCTCCACCCCAAACACTTATGGATTGTATATCACCGGTTTCGCGTAGAATAATTCTTTTATAGTCCTCTGCAAGTACGGCACGATTCTGAGCTTCGAAGTTCTTTGGCGCATTAAACTTTATGGATTCATTCGACTCAAAGGATGCACCGCCAGCTGTATTTGCATTTACGACAGTTGTGAATACACTCGATCCAGCAACTGTGCTAGGATCTGTAAACGTACCTATGTCATTACCAAGAGCACCGCTACAAGAACGATAACTTACAACCACGATGTTTCCATTCTGCGGTTTCTTTCCAAGAACACCATCTCCAAAATATATTTCATATTGATTCTCAGATTCTTCTTCAAGGAAATATACCGCTGAGTTCGCTGCAACTTCTGTAAGATCGGTAGCAAGAATGTATCTTGTTGATGAAGTATCAGATGCTGATTCCTGCACATCCACAACTATAGAGGTTGTATCTACGTTTTCGTTTTGCAGTATAATTCTTTGAGTATCGAGATTATCGACTGTGAATCTATGCGTAAGTGGTTGACCTTCTACTACCGTGATGACGCCACTATAGTTATTTGCAGCATTTAATGTATATGATTGCGGAGTAACAAACTTAAGTGTTTGTCCATCTACATCTGCTGTCCATTCAGTGTTCTTATCCACAGTAATACTTGTCGGTGATCCCGTAGGAGTAACCGTTACAGTAAAGTTTGTGTTAGCACCACGAGCAGATGTTGGCATATAGTTCAACATCTTCGCTCTTGATACAATACTTTCACGCAGTTGTGCCGAGTCAAGAAACATTTCGTTTCCGACCATACTTGTGTAAAAAGCATTCTGATACGTGTTATAAGCGAGCATATCAATCAATAGACTGATTGCAGAACCCTCGAAGTTAAAGTCGAGAAATTCTGGTTGTGCTCTTAAAAAATCTTTGAGTGATTCCTTGATATCATCAAAGTCTAACTCTGTCACGCTTATGGTTGAATTAGCTGCCATTATCGAACTCTTTCTAACAGTACATCGACCTCGATGGGTTCCGGTATGTTTCTAACACTAAACTTTATGCTTACTCTCAGAGCATTCTGATCTTCAAGCGCTGTCGTGTTGATATCTTCTACTATCGCTCTAGGTTCGCTGTTCTCTAAAGCTCGCCTAATATTTTGCGTAATAGTATATTCAGTGATCGGAGACATATTTTCAAATAACTGAGCGAGAACATCTCCTCCGAGCTCGGGCTGATACGGCCTTTCATAAAAGTTCGTAAGAACAATATTCTTTACACTCTGCTTTATAGATTCAGCATTTGCAACCAGTTTCATATTACCGGTTACAGGATGAACATTAAAAGACATAGGAATGTCTCTATAGATCTCCTGTTCTATCTCGGACTGTAAACCGGTACTGGTGATTCTGCTTGCCATCTTAAAACTCTAATAATTTATATTATTTATAATCCCTCTACCTCAGTTAGTGCAGACGTTCTTGCTGGAATAATCGGATGATTATGATCAACCTTTCCGCCTTCTTTATCAACATAGTGGTCTCTGTCGATCTTTTCTTTGAAATCATCGACGTAGTGATATGTTGCAACACCACCGTGTTTTATGCCGGTGGTTCCAGCTATATCTGTCCTGAGGTTAGAAGAATAATTTTCTGTGACTGCGCCAGTTACACTCGATGTTTGTGAGCTCGCTATAGTTTCACTATGTGAACCGTTTACCGTTGTGCTATGAGAATGCTTACTAGTGTCAGTACCATATGTTTCTGTCACATTACGTAAAACTGTTTCGTTTGTGCTACCTGTTACAAGTTTTGTATGGAAGTTCTTATCGATTTCAGTTCCATAGGTCTCGATGACATTTGTTTCAACTGTTTCGTTTCTACTACCCTTAATAAATGAAACTTGATCTCCAAGAATTGACTCGTGAGAGTTACCTTTAATCGTTTCATGTTTATTGCCATCGACTTGAATATTCCAATCACCTTTAATATATGTTTTACAGTTTGACTCGATAGTAAGATTTACGTCACCTTTGATATTAACGAAATTCGTTCCATGAACGACCTCATAGTTATTTCCAACGACTCTGATGTGTTTTGTTCCATCGTGATCTATTTCATAAAAAGTTCCTGACCGATGATATTCATGGATACGAGTAGCGTCTGGTGTATCATCGTATTCTTTAATGTGACCACTTTCAGATTCAAACACATGGTTCAATGGATATGAAGTAGAGTATCTAGATTTACCACTATTTTTAGTTAGATGCGTCGTTTTTGGTTCATCCCATTTTTCTTTGGTAAAATCCGTGTCTGGATACTTTATTGGATTAATGTTATCGGCGTTACCACTTGCATCTACTGATTGAGGAGCACCGGCCGCAGGAATAGGATGAACATTTTTATCGTTGATAAATTCGTTTTCTTCAATGAAGCTTGGTCTTGGTACAGCATTTGGACCGGTTGACTTTCCTGACATTGTAGGATAGTTGCCAGCTGCATCAAGAAATTTATCGTCTTTCTTTTCTTTGTTGCCATATATGTCTAGGCCAGCATCTCTTGCTTCACCATCAGCATATCCTCTGGGCAATTCTTCAAACTCATCTCGTAGAGTTTGGTCACCATGAGCAATCATAACACCAGTAAGAGCAGCATTATCTTTCGATGCGAGAACTGGATGACTGGCGTTACGAGCAAGACGATTCGTATCCGGCCTAAGCCGATCGTTCTCTTTCTCACCAGTTTTGAACTCTTCATTGGCTTCACTATAATTTTCGGCCGGTAGAGTCGTACCTCGAGGATATCGACTTACGTATGGTTGATCCTCAGAATGGCTTTCCCAAACACTCAAGTTATTTTCTTTGGTTCGACCAGTAGGATCGTTAAATCCTTGTGATGGATCTCCAGCTTCACTTGGAATAGCAGATATAGATCCCATTATAACCGGCCGTTGTGCTTCCTTACCATCAAGAAAGAATCCTACAACCCATGTTCCCTCGACGAGTCCGAGCGCGGTATGACCAACATCACCCATAGCAGCAGATGTGATCGACTGAATTGGTTGTGCCCAAGGTAGATTATCGGTCGGTGTATCCGACTTGCTCTGCGAGTGGAATCCATAACAACGTACACGGACACGACCAAGCTGCAAAGGATCTCCTCTATCCTCTACGACTCCCATCCACCAAATAAACTCAGTTCCCATATTAAGCATTAGTCACTTCCTCAACTTTCTTACCATAGACATCCTTCACACAATCCATGACGGTATAGAAAGACATATCTTCTTTGTTAATTACATGTCGAACCGCGCCGACGAAGAACTTTTTATTATACAATAGATTCTCTTTTTCCATAAATTCTTTCACTTCAGTATTCTGTGGTATGACGAGTTCAACTACCTGACCAACTTCAATATCAGAGTTACCTGGAATAGTAACTTCTAAGACAATGTTGTTGAGTTGCGTTCTTGATGTAACATCAAAGGATAAGAACTCGTGTAACTTACGTGGGTTACGAAGTTGTTGATCCGTTTCTTGTGTAGGATCATTTGCGAATGGATCGTGAACTCTTTCCTTTATAAATGGTACGGTTCTAGGATCACCGATGTTTGTTGGAAGAAAATACTTATACGATGATTTAGTCGTTGTCTTGAAGATAGAGTTCTTTGCATATAACTTTTCATTTGGTTTCTTTTCAAGATGTGCAAAGTTCTTTGAATCATCATCATAGTTGAATGTCTTTTCAGTATATCTTTTCAGTATAGGATCAAGAGCTTCAACATCATGACTATATAAACCGCTTTCAATATTCTCCTGTGTATCGACCTGCTTCACTACTCGTAAATCTTCAATGAGTTGGCGCGGGTGAACCTTTTGAGATCCATCCATCAAAGGTTTTTCGGTACTTGCTTCTGATAGGAAGAACTTTTCGAAGGGTTCTTCTACCAATAAACTATCGAGAGTCCTGAAGTTCCATCCATCGTACGACTCATAGAACACAAAGTTAGATGCTTGGCTGGTATCTTCTAGTGGTTCATTGCTATCCTGACCGCCTGGAGGAATCTTTTTATTTCCAAACTTATATGTGTTGTAACTGCCACCAGTTTTGGAGATACCCTCTCTTGCGGCCATGTTGATTGCAGTGATTGGTTTTTCGCCAGGAAAGTTAAGATTCAGAAAGTTAGAGCTCTCTTGTAGCTTGATCTCTTTCTTCTTAATAAAATAATGTTCTTCTTCAGTTGGCTTGAGAAACTCCTCATAGATGCTCTTTGTAATTGCATCTGCAGTCAGATCCTTATATGATTTCTTAACCGATAGTCTTTCATTATTGATGATCTCTTGAGATACGCCTGTCAATAGATAAGATTCATTTCTTTCAGCAGCCTTCTTTCTATCGCTTACCTTGAAGATACGAAATACGTAAGTTCTAAAATCTTTAAAGCCTGGAGTACCAAAACGAATCACGAGTGTTTCATCACCCACGATTGGAAAGAACTCAACTAGACCAACGGCTTCCATCATCGACACTTCACAATAGATACCGTTATCCATTATGTCGTGATATATATCGATACCCAACATAATTTCCTGGATATCACGAAAGTTCTTATCATGGTTGTATAGGATACAGTTCGCAATCTCTACGTTCTTTGCCCTATACGGTAACGAAGATAATCTTGACATTATTCAAATATGCTTTCAGCCTGATCGAGATATGTGTTTAGATATACATTATCGAGGACCTTGATGATTCTTCTATCATCATTTTTTTCCTGTTCATAAGTATAGTTTGATACTTCACGTTTTTGATCTACAGGCAATCCTGCAAATGTTTCAGCATCAACTTGAAAGTACTTCTGAGGTACGATAGTACCGTCAAACAGAACCTGCTTATCTTGATACTTCCATTCATAATGATGTAGTGTACCTTGTGCAGATGCAACTGAACCGTACTTAGATTTAATAAAGTTTATAAATGGATTATAATCTAGTGGCCACTCAAATAAAGGATCTATGATCTCGTTTACTTTGTAAATGACCCAGTCGAGTGTAACATCACCATAGAATCTATCAGCAATGAACTGAGCAGTCTGCCCTTCCTCTACTGTATGAGTATAGAATATCGCAGAACGTTCTCTCCACACATCTCTTAATTTATATCTGACTAGAGGATTCTTAATCGTTCTCGGCTTATTATCTTTCAGAAGATCGAAGTCAATAAGCGGATGATTCTCGAAGTAGTGTGCCATTATCTGTCGTCCGATTTGATATTTTCTTTTGTAACGATTGCAACTTCTTGCAGTTGCATTTCAATCTGTACTGCTACTGGTGCCTTTGCTGTTCCGTTTGGACTGACATGATACTGTGTGCCATCTGGATGATAGTTTACAGAGAATCCTTTTAACACCGAAGGTGCTATGTTGTACAATAACTCATTGTGATGAAAGTCTACATCAAACTGTTCTGGATAAGTTAAGAATACTGACTGTCCAGCAATGTCTCCTAGACTGGATCGACCAGGTGCAGCATGATATTTAAACAGCTTCACTATATTATAGATAGTATTGGATTCTGCATAGTTTCGTGCAACAAGTTTCCAACTGAATGAGTGTTCCCTCATTGCCGGTGAATCATAAAGCAGAGCCATAAACGGATTCCTTGCGATACCAGCTCCACCCATTGCTCCTTTAACAGCAGGTGCAACCGCAGCTCCAAGAACGCTTCCGACTACAGGAACTTTACTTGCGGCACCAGCAATAGCACCTCCACCGCCTTCTGCTGCCTGTGAAAGATAGTAAGCAGCACTGGCTGCTGATCCTTTCGCTAGCCCCGCATCCATCGAGCTTTTTACTTTATCAGCTATTCCTTTTATTCCACCTGTTGCACCAGCAGCACCAAGTGTAGCAGCCGCTGCACCGATGGGACCTAACGATTCAGCATTGTATCCGTGGTTATATCCGGTTGAAAGCTGTTGTGGCATCGGTAAGAATACACGAGCTATATCATTCTTTATTGGTGTATCCTTTCTTCGCATTAGAGATTGTGCAAAGATACGGACGACGCACCAATGATCGAGTTGCTCAACATCTCCAGGAAAGAATAGCTCAGATGCATTTCCAGTATTTTTAGATCCAAGAGCTTCAGCGAGTGGTGTTCCGCCGCCTCTTTTTTCTCCAGTGTTAGATCTAAATTGACTCGATACAGAACTTGGACGTGTCATATAAATAGTTCCTTAGAAACTGTTTTAGATATTTATAATGACTACACTGAAGGGTAGATTTAAACCTCAAAATCCACATAAATATAAAGGCGATCCTACGAACATTATATATCGCAGTTCATGGGAACTAAAGTTTATGAAGTTCTGTGATCTACGAGAGGATATACTTCAGTGGCAATCAGAAGAGTTTGCTATACCTTATAAGCATCCTATCGATGGAAGGTTTCATCGTTACTTTCCGGACTTTCTGGTAAAAGTAAAGACTGCGAGCAATCAGATCGAGACGTGGGTAGTCGAGATCAAACCGTATCATCAAACTCAAGAACCTAAAAAAGCTAAACGCCTTACAAAAAGATATATTAACGAAGTCAAGACTTATGCAATCAATAAGTATAAGTGGGACTATGCTGAAGCATGGTGTAATGATCGTAACTATAAGTTTGTCATCTTTACAGAAAAAGAATTGAACATTAAGTAACATTATAAATAATGGTAAGGAGTAAACATGGTAGCTTACGTATTTGATACTATTCTACAGCAGGGTGTAGCAGCAGGAGAGGTTCCAGCAAGGACTCGTGCTGCGCGCGATTGGTTTCGTGAAACTGCATCTAGCTTTCGTACTACGCCGAATGAATTATTACGTGGAGCAGCAGAAGCTGAAGGTGGTAGTGCTCTTACCGGTAGAACATTTCCAGGTCGTATGTATACATTCTTTTATGATCCAAAGACAAAGCGTGATCTGCCATACTACGATAGGTTTCCTTTAATATTTAAGATCAAGAATATAGATGGTGGATTCCTTGGTATCAATATGCACTATCTGCCACCACAGTTAAGAGCAAGATTGATGGATGCACTCTATCCGCTCGCAACCAATCGTAATTATGATGAAACCACTCGACTGCGATTGACCTATGAGATTCTAAACAGTGCAACCAAGTATAGATTCTTTAAACCTACGATTAAGAAATACTTAAATAGTAATGTAAGATCGAGGTACATTCAAATAAATGCAAACCAATGGGACATGGCTCTGTTCCTTCCGACAGAACGATTCGTTAAGAAGAATAAGAACTTTGTTTGGCGCGAAAGTCGTCAAGCAATAAGGAGACGATGATGCCATTTAATATAACTGATTTCACTGCAGAACTTAACAAAGGTGGAATTGCACGTAGTGATTTCTTTGAAGTAGTTTTTACATCTCTTCCTCCAAAGGTAGTACAATCTGTGAATCGTTCGACATTGCTTGGACCTTCTTACTTTACTATACTTGATGGATTGCGATTCAGAGCGGATTCGGTTACTGTACCGCAGAGAGCCATCACTCCTATTGAGTATAAGGACTATGGCGCTCCGTTTAAGATAGGTTCCACTGCTAATTATATCGAGATCGATGTAACATTCATTCTTAGTAAAGATATGCGAGAACGTAACTTCTTTCTTGCTTGGCAGGATGTTATCGCAGGAGATCATCGTTTAAAGCAGACTGCATCTCGAGGATCGTCTTTTGATCTTGGTTACTTTGATGACTATAAATGTGACGGCATAGAGATCATACATTATGCGGGAGATGAAAATAAAGATTCACCTTCTTACACTACACAGTTAAGAGATGCCTATCCGTTGAACGTAGGTCCGGTTACAAGATCATGGGCATCAGCAGAAATAATGAAGCAGCAGGTTACATTTACGTACCGTTACTTCACTGAGAAACCATCCGGATCTGTAGGAGCACAACTACCACCTGAAGCTGTTGGATCCGGTGGACCTTTTTAATATTTAATATTATGGAGATATGATATGCCATTACCAAAGTTGGTAACGCCTGAGTTTACAATTACGGTTCCATCGACTAAGGAACCAGTTAAGATTAGACCATTTCTAGTGAAGGAAGAAAAAATTCTCTTCATGGCAATGGAAGGAAATGATGCAAAAGATATTGAGAGTGCTATTACGAATATCTTAGAAGCTTGTATTCTTACACCAGGAGTAGATGTAAAGAAGTTACCGTCATACGACCTAGAGTATCTGTTTCTACAACTTCGAGGTAAGTCGGTAGGTGAGACAATCAAACTTAAGATGTCACACGGAGAAGATATAGAGTGTAGAGCAGTGACAGATGTTGAGATCAATGTTGAGGATATTAATGTATTCTTTGATGATCATCACACAAATAAGATACAAATATCAGATGATATAGGAATTAAGTTTAGAGATCCGAGTCTGAAAGATCTCACTAATGTAAATATTGAAGAAAATAATTATGATACTGTAGTGAACGTTGTTGCTAACTGTATTGATATGGTATACGATAAAGAAGATGTATATGATCAATTTACGAGAGAAGAAAGTGTTGAGTTCTTGAATAGTATGACACAGGATCAGTTCGTAAAGGTTCAAGGATTCTTTGATACAATGCCAAGATTGAAACATACGATAACATGGACTTGTCCAGAATGTGGAGAAACAGATAGTGTTACAGTCGAAGGACTGCAGAATTTTTTTACATAGCGCTCAGCCATGATACATTAGCGAATTATTATACAATGAATTTTTCGCTAATGCAACACCATAAGTACTCATTGGCTGAGCTTGAAGATATGATACCATTCGAGCGTGAGATCTACATACATATGCTCGTGCAGCATCTACAAGAAGAACAAAAAAGGCTAGAAAAAAATGGCTAATCTTCAAGACGTCATCGAACGTATGAAAAAGGAAGGGCAACTGACTCGTAATAGTCCGGATAATTCAATCAAGACTACAAATCGTATTCTGGGTGAAATGAATTCGGAGCTTGTTGCGATTGGTAAGAGTCTTGGCGCTATTCGTACGGTTGGAGGTCTTGGTGGTGGTCAAGCAGTACAAGTAGTCGGTGGAGGAGTAAGTGGCGGTGGAACAGCAGCTGCAGAAACATCACCTGTTTCAAATGATTCGAATGATCCGCAAGGTATCGTAGGTCTTCTTGGTGCAGCCATACGCAATCAAACAGTAGGTCGCGTTGAGAGAGGTGCAGCTGCAGTAAGGGAAGCAGCATCAACTAGGTTTCAGGAAAGTGCGATCGGTAGAGGTGTAGCTGCTACGCAACAGTTCGTTAGTGAAAGGGTCGAGGGTACAAGAGAAGGTCTACGGGGTCTGGCTGGTATACAGACGAACGCAGAGAGAGACGAACTGCTCAGACAATCTGTTGAAGAAGAGAATGCTACTCGAGAATCAATCGATAGACTCGTAGAATTACAAACCGAGCAGCTCGGTCTATCGGAAAGAGAGGCTGATGCTCTACGTCAAAACGAATTAAGAGCAAGAGATCTTGCATCCGGAGGTTCAGCAGCACCAACTGCAAGTATGGTAGGAGCAGGAGCAACCGGTGGCGGAGCGGCAGGTGGTGGAGCAGCCGGCGGTGGTGGTTCTGGCGGTGGTAAGATGGGTGGCATGATCGGTAAGTTCTTTGGTGGACTTGCTGGTGGAGCCTTAGCAGGATTCGTCATGGCCCTAGGCAATCCTGGATTGCTAAAAGCTGCAGCCATCTTTGCATTAGTGTTACCTCTAATCGGTGTAGGTCTTGCTGGTTTTATTGCATCAATTGGTGCTGGATTTGGTCTTGCCGCAGCTGCGGTCGGTAAAGGATTAGAAGTTCTTAATGAACCGTTAAAGGGTTTTGCTGGTAGCCTCAAAACATTCGAAGGTTTAAATGCTCAGACTTTAGCTGAAGTCGGTAATGGTCTAAGTGCATTCTTTGATGGTCTCCCAGGAGTAGGCGGCCTTCTTATAACAGTACCAGAAGGTCTTGATGGTCTTGCTGATGCTTTAGTAAAGATGAATGATGTTAATCCTGATAAACTAAAAGTTATCGGCCCTGCAGTAGAGCAGATGGGCAAGGGTTTAATGGCCGCAGGACTCGGAGAAGTATTTAGTACTATATCTTCAGCTCTTGGAGGAGAAGGCGGTGGAATCGAAGGACAGATGGAGAGTCTTGCAAATGGATTCCGACAGTTCAGCGATATCAATGCCGATGATGTTGCAAAGATTGGTCCAGCAGTTAAGAATCTCGGTGAAGGACTAAAGGCAGCTGCAGATAGCGATGGATTTGGAAACGCTCTTGGTGGTATTGTAAAAGGAATCGGTTCATTCTTTGGAGCTGAAGAAGCTGATCCTATAGAAATGTTTAAGAAGTTTGCTGTACTAGGTGAGGGTGAGATGGGTACTCAACTCGAAACAGCAGGTAAATCTTTAGCAGGATTAGGACAAGGACTTTCTGCATTAAATGATCTTGATACTAGCAAGCTAGGTAGTTTTGCTGAGGATATCTTACCACCGCTCACAAATCTTACAAAAGCTTTTGACAGTGAAGTCTTTATGGTTCAAGGAGATCCTATGGGATCTTTAGTTGGCGGCCTTGTAAAGATGAAAGAGCTTGAGGCGCTGGAAGGCATAAAGATTAAAACTAACCTAGAGGCTATCGGCGAAGGTCTTGAATCATTTGCCGATTCTTTAGACGACGGTGAAATTGAAACTTTAGCTGAATATGTAAAGCAAGTAGCCGGACCAATATTATCTCTTACCGGTTCTGGTGGTGGCGCTGGAGGAGAAGGTGGCGGAGCTGCTGGTCAAGCACAGGGTGGTGATTCTGCTGCTATGAATCAAATGCAATCTGGTGGTGGAAGAACAGATGGTGCTGCTATCAATGGAGCTTCTCGTGAGATCGCTGCTGGACAAAGAGGTGAAGGCGGTGCTAATGTTAATGCACCAACAGATAATAGTAATAACTCCACAAATATTACGAACAATAATAATGGCGGCGGTGGTGGTCCACCTCCTTCTCCACGTAGATCACAACATCGTGGTGGTATGTACGACCGTCCATAAAAAAAAGAGGGACCCGATGGATCCCTCTTTCCAAAGCATATGATTGCTTTTTAATCGTCTTCGGCCAGTTGCTTGAAAAAGTCTAGGCTGTCATCAGACGATTCATCGCTACTCCAAGGAGCACTCTCTGCTTGTTTAGGAGCCGCGGATTGAGGTTCGGCAAATGCCTCTTCCTCAACTTCTTCTGCAGTAGAAGATACTGCAGTTGCACCAAGAACTCGATTGAGCTTGGCCTGTAGTTCTGCAAAGGATTTAAAGTTCTTGCGATCTGTAAACTCAGCAAGAGAGTACTGAGAGTTCCAGATCTTTTCAAGAGCCTCGTCATCATCAGATAGAGCAGATGTTGAGTCGAACTCAGAGCGATCGTAGTTACGATACCCTTCAACGTTACGAATCTTCATCTTAAAGTTGGCACCGTCCCAGAAGTCAAATGGATTGACTGGGCTTTCATCTTCGAACTCAGGGTTCATCTGATCATTAATCTTGTCAAAGATACGCTTACCGAACTTGTAAAGAAATACCTTACCATCGTTCTCAGGATGTGCAGGATCCTTTACAACATAGATGTTAGAGATGTAGTTCAGACGACGCTTTTGTTTGCGAGCCTGTTCCTTACCTGCATCATCTCCACGATTCCAAAGCATGGAGTTGTATTCGCCAACGGGATCCTTTTCGTTAAGGGTCGTTAGAGAGTTCTCAATGTACCAGCCACCTGGTCCTTGGAAACCATGAGAGAACAAACGTACCCAAGGAATATCCTCGCCCTTAGGGGAAGGAAGAAACCGGATAACGGCATAACCGTTACCAGCCTTATCGACCTCAGGTTGCCAAAAGCGAGTATCGGCTCCACCGCCGCCACCGCTCTGCATTTTATTTGTTTCGGAAACGATCTTATCGTAGACCGATTTACGTGAACGCTTAAGTTCAGCGAAAGATGTAGTCATTCGTATACCTCGTATGTTTAATATGTTTGCTTGTCCACATAATCATAATGTATGATATATTTATACCATAGCATTTAAGTATTGTAAATAAGTTTTTAGAAATAATTATCTTGCTCTATAGTTTTCTTTTCCCATGTTGGTTTAAAAGTTCGTAACTCATTTTGCATATAGCTAACTTCTTTTTCGAGTTCTTTAACACGACTACGTAGTACACGTAGTTCACCTTCGTATCTTTCGACTTCAAGATTCATTGATAATCTCCTTGAGCTTCTTACGATATGTAAACGGATCGTAGGTTAAAAACTTTCGATATTTAGTAATGAGTGTTTTCTTTTCCTCCCATACTATGTCATCCAATCTTGCATTCCAGTATCTTACAAACTTTAATACATCGTCCATTATAATAAGTGTTTCGATACTGATCTTTTTCTGCAGCACCAACTTAAGCAAAGGTGGATGGTTGTTATCATCTACAAGTAGTAATTGATTAAGCTCCAGATTGCTACTCCTGCAGTAATCAACAAGCCAATGTAACTCACTATCAAAGTGATAGCTAAGAGATTCACGGCGCTTCTTAAATCGAACATAGTTCTCCTCACTTTCTTGTGATACTAGATTGCCTACCCAGTTATTGCTAATAATAAAATTACTAACATAGAAATCAACAAGTTCATTCTTGCTGTACTTCTTTGATAATTTACGAAAGAAGAACTTATCTTTACGCTTTAAGAATGACTCAACTCCTGCTCGAACTTTGCCATTATATTTAAAGTAATCATAATCGCTCGTAAAGTGTTGTCGTAAAGCAAGATATACTTTATATGCATCAAAGCCTTCAGTTACTTCGTACATGCTTCTTTCACCGCGTGCCAACTCATAGTGGCACATTTTACTCTAGTTGGAAACTTACTTACTCCTGATAATACTCTCAGTATTTCAGTGTCATCGTCATCTTCTATATCTTGACCTGTACATAACATATGAAACTTATCAAAGAGTATATTCACCTCTTCTATAGTCTTGCCTTTGATAATGCTTGACATAATCGATGCACTCGCAATACTGATAGCACAACCTCGAGCGCTAAAACTTACATCAGACACTAGACCATCCTTAACATCAACATACACGGTAAGTTGATCGCCACACATAGGATTGTTTCCTTCAGCGCTACATGTGTACTGTTCCAGGACACCGAAGTTGCGTGGACTTTTTGCGTGGTCCAATATTACTTCTTGATACAGATCGTTTATCATATCGGTAATTTCTGTATCTTTTCTTTCATCATATTAAGATCACTTGCTTCAGAAGCTATTGTTTGTTTTATCTTTGTGTTAAGCAGCTTAGCTGCTACTTCGATTTCCATGTCGTTCTTCTCACAGTAGTGTACGACTGCATCCATATATGGTATCTTTAAACTGCAAGCTATCTCTTCGATCTTCATGGAAAAAGAACTGGTATTAAACATCATTTTAGAATTCCCATCTGTAAAATATATGATCCTCTATCTTAGTTGTTCTCCGTTTAGTTTTAGCCCATGCAGGATATACATAATCAGCATGATAGTGAGTAGCACCTGATGTAATATCGATCATATCTTGGCTGACTAACATTCTTGATAGAGCCATGATCTTATCATATACTTTTGGTTGCTTTACTTTATCTGATTTGCCATCGCAGTACCAGGAGAAGTGGCACTTATTGCGAACAGGTATCATTTCACCTGTGCCTTTCCAAGATGGACGGTGAGGGCCTTGCGTTACAACTTCGCATATTGTGTTAGGGAATCTTTTATCCTTTACACGATTAAGAGTTACCTGTCCAACAGCGATCTGACCTGCTATCGACTGACCTCTTGCTTCATGATATATGTTGAGCGCAAGACAAGATGTTTGCTCTTCTGTTTTTATTACAGTACCGCTATAAGACGCCAGTGCTGCAATAACTAAAGCTGCTGCTTGATCTATCATAGAACTATTGTATTCTATAATGATGTAAATGTAAATAAAAAATGAGGAGCTAACCGTGGCTCCTCGCGTGCGTATTACGGCGCAACCCGATTATTATGCTCCCCACATATCATCGTACTTAACACACCCATCAACATCTTTAAATTTATCACGATGTGTGATTGGACGGTTATCACGAAATGTTTTAAATGTAAAGAACACTCCGATTAAAAACAGTACATGAATGATCAGCGAAGGTCCAAGTACTGTATAGAGACCCGTGGATACCGAAAAGATCATACACCACATTACTGCAAGGTATGTCATTATTTGAAAGCGAACCATCTTCGGCAGATGACTCAGGGGATTTTGTTCAGGGTCCATTACGCTGGACCACATGCTCTTAACCATTAACTCAGTCCTTCTTGTTGATGAATGATTGTAACTTCTCAGCTTGAGCAATGACCTCTTCCGGTGTAAACATCTTCGGAACATACTTCTCTACATCTTTATAGATAAAGGCGTTGGTCTCCATTGCCTTAGTCATCGTTTCCCAAGCCATGGTTGAAGCTTGTTCGTACTGACGGTCAAGCATATCCTTGGCCATTGTCAGTAGATCAAAGCGTATTTCGTATGGGTTCTTAGACATCTTTTAAAGCCTCCGCGCGTAAACGAGCAGCTTCGGAATGTAAACCTTGGCGCTTCATTTCGTATGATGCTTGCATATAGCCCGATCTAATAAGACCTCGACCGAACCTTTTAAAAATAGGACACAACTTCATTATTTTCTCCTGTGTGTTTGTGTGTAAGTGGGAGGCTTCTGTTGCCAGGTGCCTCCCGAACCCCGATTAACTACGCTGCGAGAGCGAAGTTATCATGTGCAAAGTTATCGTTTGCATTTGTAGTGTTTGACCTATGAGGCGGTCAGCCCTGTAACTCCAATTCGCTATTTACTAACAGTCGATCCTAGTTCGCCCCCATCAAAAGCACACTGGGATACAGTTTATACAAGGGTCTTTGAAATTATCTCTTGATCCCGAAGGACTACACCTTGACCCAATGTGCTCATGGTGGAGGCGTCGGGTACTGCCCCCGAGTCCTGCCTAGCTTTCGCTCCTCTTCAGCGTTACAATATATTTATTCTATCTCCTCAGTACAGAAATGTCAATAAGATTACTCAGATTTCCATAGGGTAAATACACCGTACGCGATCGCTGCCCAACAAATAAGGTTCATTGGAATGATTGCCGAAAAGAACAATCCGATCACACCGATAGCGATGAGTACACCGCCATCCAAAGATGTACGTTCCTTCAGTCGATCTTTAATCCATTGCATGTTTCTAACCTTTCGATAGTTGATACACCACGTCTTTCATGAGTGGTATTTTTATTTATAAAAGAAAAGAGGGAGCTTACGCTCCCTCTCCCACAACCTGCTAGCATCGCTGTCGGCCGTCATCAGTTGTGGTTATGCTGCCTCCGCAAACTCGATAGCGGTTTCAAGAGCATCCGTTTTCTTTTTACGGTTGCCACCGAACCAAGCCGACTTCAGGCGAGTATCCTGAGAGTTGCCGAGCAAGTGGTCGGTCATGTAGGTAACCGTATTGAAAGCCTGCCACCAGGTACCTTCACCGAGCTCAGCGCCTGGCTGAGTATCAAGAACCTCCATTGCAGTCTGTGCATTCTTCGAAACCTTATCGTCTTCCTTTGCATTTGAAGTGCGAGGGAATACACGGTTGAAGTACTCAACGATATCCTCGTCCTTGAACCGTTTAGAGCC